AAGTTACCTAGATGGGGTAAGACCCAGCTTACTTTTAATGGTGTTGGGGATTTGAACTTGCAGCCCAATGTCAATTGGTACAATTACACGATGGTGAACGGCAGACCCGTGCTTGGGGCGTTAGCACCCGATCAGACACCAATTGGGAAATCGGGGCTGGCTTTCAAGATCAGAACCTTCCCAACCCACAAGATTTTAGGAAATCTCATGCTGAGTTACTTTGCTAGTGGGCCAACGCCGAGCCCCATCACAGTTTATGGTAAATCCGCGAATTGGATTCTACAAAATTCAGGAGCAAGTGAACGCCGTCATTTTGCGAATGATTGGGATCCTGATGACATATGTGTCGTTCCGCCCGAATCCACGTTACAGACACTGGCCATCACGTATTTGCGAACTGATGACGCGGCTATTCGCACAGCTGTTAGAGCGCAGCCCATTCTCGTTACCAATCAGAGTGCGCTACAATCAACGGAGGTTATGCACGGACCCAAGTGTATTAATGACCACTACCATGACTTCTTTCAAGAAATCGTCCCGGATATAATGATCCTTCTCAAGAGGTATGGCGTTTACGAATCGTTTACGACTACTCCCACGGCGTTTTCGGGAAACTTTTCATGGAAGATTCCTCATTACCCGTTGCAGTACCGCACGAGACTGAACACTAACAATGGAGGATCTGTGTTTGCCTACCATTATCTGGACTACTTCGCACGAGCGTTCATTTGCATGCGCGGCTCCACGGAGATTCAGATTCGAACCATGATCCGCGCATCTGGAGGGTACCCAAATTACGTCATGGTTCGGCGCACAGACTCAACGACCACCATCGCTAGTACCACACCAACTCTTCAGGAGGTTACTCCATCGCAACAGGGTGTTGTGGTCCACTCCGTCAAGTTTAATGGCGTGTGTGAGCACACAAGCACGTGGTACAACCCGCTGCGATTTGGGTTTGCCAGATCCACAGCACCAGAGAATCACTCTCTCCATGCAATCCGTCTTGACGTAGGCGGTTCCAACGGAGATCGATATCTCTCATTTTATAAAGTTGGCGACGACTTTTCCCTTGGGCATTTCTTGTCCACCCCAGTTTTACGGGCGTATGTTTAGCACACCTCCTACGGAAACCCCCATACGGGTTTGCCGTAGGACCGAGCTGATTTATCGCCCTCTTACGAGCACCCCGTATGGGGCCCTTTTGATCATTTACTTTAACGTGAATTTTTACCGGCCCCTAAAGGCTGGGTTTTACAACGTACCGAAAACACGTTCTTTTCGGGTGCAATTTTCAGAAGGTTCCGACTCACTCATAGCCCCTCTCGCGAGGGGCTAGGGTGTTTCGGTGTTTCCCCC